AAATCTTCGCAGATAGATATGTAGAAACTCATAAGTCACCTACCTCCGCAGCCGTTAGCTCACTGTTGAATATCTTGACCTCACGAACTGTGCCGTTCCATTGGCTGGCCCCCGTATTACTATTTCCTATACCCAGATTTCCTGACCCCATTGTGCCGCTATAGGCAGAGGAAGTACCTCCAACGCCATCCAAATAAGCTGTGAGATTGTCACCCCAAGTTGATGCCATTGGTGCGGGTCTGTATTGATAAGACGTTCCTACTGGTGAAGCCGGAGCACTAACGCCGTCATACACACTTATACGTGTAGCGGTAACACCTGCGTGGCCAAAAAGAAGCCTCCCCGATAAGCTTGTAGACAAAATATATCCACCAATACCGGTACTCCAAATACTAGAAGCCTCCGCATACCCTGAACCCGCTGCATCAGTGACCATATCGCCAGCGATGAGAACGTCAGCATTCCTCGTGACGGCTGTAGTTGTAGTGGGGATGTAGGATGTTGGGTATGTGGATGCTTCTAGTTGCAACAATCCTATGTCCACCGCTTCTGTACCAGTTGCATTCCAAGCGGTATTAAAATTAAACGTAGCGTCAGAATCTAAAACGCAGATTCCTAGGTAAGTTGTAGTGGCTGCAAATGTTCTGGTAACCGAAATTCTATACCTGTTGCCCCTAAGTCTATCTATGGTTGCCGCTGAAAAATTGCCAAGACTAGAACCGACAACACCGTTTAGTAAATCAAACGCAACTCCGTTTCTGAATCCACCGTCAAACCAAGTTAACCCAATCCATTGATTATTTACATACTCGACTTCGAGAGACATCGTGCTTGGTACTAAAGTCGTCGTGATACCGATTCTTTGAATTGCGTGGTTAGTGTTACCTGCAACACATGTAAGCCTTGCGTAGTCCTCGTTGTTAGCAGCTTTTCCGCCAACGCTTACTGCAACAAAGTTAACTACATTCCACGGTGGGTTTGTAAATGTATTACTGCTTGACACCAGATTCGTACTAGCCTTCTCAGCCAGATACCCGAATGGCCCACTCTCATCTACCGGAGGCTGGAATATGGAGGCATTGCCTTCTAGGGTGAATACTTGTACTAACTTAATAGACAGATTCTTAACCGAAATAGTCTCACCGGCTCCCATGCTTGTGAAGTCTAGTGATAGTGTTCCTGTCCCGTCATACGCAGTAACAGCCTCAAAAGGAACATACGTAGTGCTGGTTATTACCATGCTTACTGCTGGAGTCTCGTTGTTTAGCCGAATACCTACTGTTCCGGTATTAACTTTTGCTTCACCGCTCAACGAAAATGATTTACCAGTGGTTAATAATTCTGGCAACAACGCGCCTAAATTTAAAACCGCTCCGTTTGCGTCATCAACGTAGGAAACCAAAACCTCGCCGGTTGCGGTATTAACGTCAGCAATTGTGTTTGAGCCTTCCGCTGTCCAGTTACTAGCGGTGTAGGGTGTGGTGATTAACTCAGGGCCATACGGAACACCCGTCCACGTTGAGCCTGAGACATAGTCGCCAAAGTCGAAATCAACCACGGGTGTTGTGCCGTCGATCTCGTTGTATACCTGTGCTCTGTAGAATCTGCCATCGTAGGGGTAGATGAGGGGGTTGGGAGCGTATGCGCCTACTAAGAAAGACGCGGTTGTTACAGCGATTGATGTTGCACCACCAGCAGGGTTCTGAGTTGCGCCTATTTGCGTGTAGTCACTAATTGCAGGGGCTTCTAGATTGCCATCGGCAGCGTAAAACTTAATGTCACCCGTTGTTGTTTCAAGGGTAAGCCTCCACCAACCTAATTCGCCTAAAGCAAACGGGGCAAAGGTGTTTGGTGTCGTTTGAAAAATTGATCCACTTGAATCAAAATAATAAAATTGAAATGCGCCACTAGCAGCGTAATAAAGTTGAAATGCTCTTTGCCCTGTTGCCCCATCTTTGCCAAACAGCATATTTGTGCCTTGACTATCGCGAGTAGCCCTAACCCTAACGTCCAACTCACCCCAAGTTGTCACGACATTAGGCGTAGAGAAGTAGTCACCGGCTACCCCATCCAACTCACCAAATTGGGTGTTAGCGCGTGTTAGCGGAGAACCTACGGCCTCTGTGACCACGTTGGACGTGACTGTGTTAGCGTTGAGCGTGTTGAAATACTGGACACCGTCTACGTTAGCGCCGTGTTCTACTTGTTTGACTGAGATGTTGTCCACTGAGAGGTTAGCAGGTGCTCCAACTGGCCCTTCACCTTGCATGTAAAGTGTTAAGTTACCTGTACACTCCACAATAACGGTGTAAGTCCCGTTAGCCGTACTTTGAGCGGCTATGTTTGGATACCTGACCCTTACAGACCCGCTAACATAGTTAGAGACAGTGTATGTAACCTCATAAAACAAACCGACGACAAACCCTATACCCCCTTGAGTAATCCCAAGGTTATTTCCAGTACTGTTCCAGTTTGCTTTTCCACCGCTTATCGTAACGCCTGTTCCTTTCGTCCAATCACTATCAGTCGCAAAGTCACCGTTAGTCACTAACTCAGGCGCAGTAGCTGATGCAACCCCTGTTGACACGTACTCGCTGGGGTTCTGATTGGTCTGGCCTGTGATTACTTCGATTTGAGGATGCCATATATCAATCTCATCGCCATCTGTATTTATAACCGGCCCAAAGGAAACATTCCCCGTTGCTAAATCTCTTACAACAGGGTTAAGTGCAAACCGCTGCCATTCTGTGGTAATGCCAGTTATATTTTGTCTTTGTCCTCCGTTTTGCGCTGCGTAGCACTGAATTAATCCTGTGCCGGTTACCCGCCTCATCCAGATGCTGCTCTGAACCGTAGCTTCAAAAGGTATCTTTATCAGTGGTAGAGCGACGTATAGCCAACCGGCACCTCCTGAAACTCCCATCCTAAACGCAGTTGTGCCACCGTTAGGATCTGTCTGCCCAGCGGTAACTGCTACTGTGGAAACTTTGCTCCAAGTCGAAAAATCCGTCGAGTTAGAAAGAACATTCTCAACCCGCCTAGCACCCTGAAACCTTGGCTCACTGGTCTCAACCGTCCTAATAACGCCTTCAAAGTCCTCAAATGTCGCCGCAGTAGCGCGGGTGAACGTGGGATCAGTGCCTGTGGTTGCTGCTAGGGTGTTCTGGCCCTTCCAGTAGAACAATGGGGATGGTGCTGGCGGGACCGGAGGAATCTCAGGGCCACCTATGGATCCACCAAGCTTGCGCTGGCTATGGAATACCGGGTTGTCCTCGCGCTCCTGGGCCATCAGTCGGTCAGTGGGCAGCGACTTGATGTCTGTACCCACGCCCATCACAGAATTCGCGAAGGTTGACGTAGCCTTCCGTGATCGCTTTTGATTTATTCTTCCAGGGGTGAAAGTGCGTCTACGTGGCATGCTGTCAGTCGGGTTTCAATCGGTGACTAGCATTCTCACATCATATTTACGCTAACAATACTGTCAAGGGTACAGGTTTCACGTGAAGCGAGAGTGCTCGGGATGCCAGTCATCAACGTCACCGACCAGGTCATCCATCTCGAAGGTTGTCACGCCCTCACCCGCGCCCAGTAGCCCGTAGTGACACGCCTCGCATACGTGTGACTCTGGCCCCTTATCTGGCTTGTCAGTGAACCTGTCACCACCGCTGACCTGGATCCGCTTGTACTTGTACGCGCCAGCGAGCCCTCGGACCAGTGTCGTGCAGTTGGGATCAATCAGGATCGACGGCCTGCCGTTTGACAGTGACCGTAACTTCTCATCAAGCGCCGTTATCCGCACCTCGAAGTCGTTCGTGTGGCATGGCATCGCCTCATCGAGACCGGCTAGTCTGAGCATCTCAATGGGAGTCTCGTCGCGGGTCTGCGCCATTGCATCACCCGCAGGGTCGCACCAGACACTGATCGTGTAGCCGCTGTAACGCTCGGACAATAACCGCCTGACCTCTCTCCCGAATGGCAGTGCGCTACTGTTTTCGGTCACAATCTCTTCCAGCACGGACCACTGACCTAGCCCGGTTGACTGCATGACCACCGCTGCGGGTGTCCGACCAAAGTCTATACCAACGACAAGGGGGTAGCCGGGAATCGCCTCACACGCGCTCACATGGATCTGCTCGTTGAAGTCTGGGTGTACCGGCCTGCCGTCACTGAAGTGTACGAACTCGTTGCCCAGGTTCTGCCTGATGTAAGCATCACTGACGGCGCCAGAGACCTGGTTGATGTAGTAATTCTCGGGCAGGTTCTTGGCGTTCTCCGCGTTAGGGTTCGGCTTCCACTGCCCCCCCTCGTTGATCACGCCGCCCGGCTGTATCCCGAAAAACCACTGGTCAGGCTTCTCCGTCAGCGCAAGCTTGCCAAGCCAAGCATCCCGATCTGGCGCGTTTGAATCAGCCAGCATCATCTGCCTGGACCTCGGCGGGTATCGACCCGTCCTGCCGAACAGCAGACTCACCAGGGCGAATCGCATTTCCTTTATCTCGTTGACCCAGACCCACGAGCACTGGAGACCTCTAGCCTTCCTCATGTCCTGCTCTAGGTCGAACGCCAGGAAGACAACCTCCGCGACTACCTTGGACCCATCAGTCTTGAAGTAGGTCGCCTTCCACGTTGGGCTCTTGCCGCCAGCACCGTTGACGAACGTGCCAATGGTCATCTCGTCAGTCCAATCGCGCCAGTCCTTGATCGTTGTATTCTGCAAGTCAGCGAAGGTGTTACGTGCTATGACCCCCCTGGTCCTGCGCACCGGCATCTCAGTCTTAGCGCCGAAGACATCTGTCGTGGTCTCGTTACGGGCCTCTTGGTTGTCGATCAGGTGTAGGCACTCAGCGATACAGGATTGCGTCTTACCTGACCCTAACGGTCCTATTAGGACGCGGTGATGATAGTCATCCCTTGCCTGGTGGAACCTTCGCAGGGTCTCGCCTTGGGGCGCGTACCTCACCTTTATCTGGGGATTCGGTATCGCGTTCTTTTTTGACATTGAATATCCTGTCGAATTCTCTGTTGAACCTGCTGTTATCCTGCGGTCGGTGGTAGTGCCTACTCATCGATGATACTGCCAGTAATCCTGCGCCCTAGTTAACCTCCTGCGTTCGATGCTGGTCCTCATCCACTGACCCATCACATCGCTCCAGCGATACATGAATCCGTGGGATCCTATCCGGTAGGGTTCAGGTGGTGCGCCATCGACCTCTCTGATGTGCGTGGCCTCCTTCAATCGTTGTACGTGCTCTGCTGATTGCCATTCTTCTAGACCCTTATCTCTTTTTGCCATCATTGCCCCACATTAATTTGATATCGAATCCAATGCGCCAGAGCCAACTCCTCTTCTGAATACCAGATGTCCCAACTACGCTCCATTTTCTATCTCCATAATAAATCGCCCGATGACTTCAGGTATTTGTGGAACAACCGCATTGCCTAACTGTTTAAGTCGGTGTGACCTTCTGGAAATCCCATCAGCCACTCGACCCAGGTCGGGTTCAACTTTCCAGATTTCGGGTGTACCACCTGAGAAAGCATTAACTGTTTCCCTAGATTCATACGCCGCTGCAAAGATGGATTGCTCAAGTTCCCCCGATCCCTGTTGTCGCTGGCTGCTGGTGTCGGCCACATCCTCGCAGGGCTTCCCATCACCGCCTTGGCTGCCAGTGTCGGAGTCATTCTGTTGAACTCCGCAGGATACGCCCCCTCCTTCGCGTTGTGAGCCGTTGGGGTATGCCAAAACACCTGCTCCCGAAGCTGCGCCTTCGGATGCCCCTGCTCCTTCCGTTTCGATGCGGCCCCCTTCCCGTCCGTTGCTCTTGGGGCATGCCACAATCCAGATCCTATCTCGGTGATGGTGCGCGCCAAATTCTGAAGCTGAAATACAGTGCCATTCCGCATCATACCCGACCTCGGAAATGTCCCAGAGAACTCGCTTAAACCAGTCTCCCCCTCCTCCGTTAAGCAAAGCTGTGACGTTTTCAAAGATGGCATACTGGGGTCGAATTTCCCCAAGTAGACGGGCGCACTCAGACCATAAACCCGATCTTGTGCCTTCCGATATACCGGCCTGGTTTCCTGCGACTGAGATGTCTTGGCAGGGAAATCCTCCGCAGAGAACAGAGATATTTGTGATTCCGTCACTGTCTAACCTCTCTTTTGTGAGTGTTCTCACATCATCGTAAATCGGCACATCAGGCCATTTATTTTCCAGCACCTTCCTGGCTTCTGCATCAAACTCGCAAAACGCTACTGTCTCCATCCCCGCCCGTTCTAGGCCAAGGCTGAACCCTCCGATCCCGCTGAACAAATCAAGGCAGCGCATTCTTGGCCCTCTCGCTTAGTTCCTTGCTATGCCACGCCTCTGCCCCCTTAACAATCTCGTCCAGGTACTCCAGCGCAAGGTCTGACGTTCCTATCGCGCCTGAATGCCCCCGGGGATCCCGCAACGCCAGGCTGAAGCACTCAGCTAGTAGCATCTGCTTCTCAAATATTGTCCGCTTCGACACTAGACCTTCTCCCCCATGCCCGTGTAGTCCAGCGTCATCACCGTCCCTAGGATCAGTTTCGCCTCCTCTTGGCTATCCCGCGCATCGGGCAGGTACTTGTTCAGCAGTTTCATATGCCCCGCCAGAGCAACCTCTAGTCGCCTAACCTCCAATGGCTCTAGCTCATTATTTAAGTCCTTGAGTTTGCCAATCAAATCAACGCTGTGTCGGAGGTGCTGTTGTTTGCTAACGAGTTCGCGCAGGCTCTCGACACGCTCTGCTTTAATCTTCTGTGGTAGCGTCTGTCCTGACTTCATAATACCTTCCCGCATGTTTCGCAGCATGATCCATCCGTTAGCATTAGGCTTGCTGAAGAGTATCTCTTGTTGCTTCTAACGATACTTCCCTTTCGCACTAACGCATCGACATGGCACTTTGCTGTGTTGGCTGATGACCACCCGAAGTGACTGCAAAATTGTTTCATTGTTGGAGTCCCTCCCCGAGAGTCCCGCTGAAAGTCCCGGATAAAATCCAGCACCTCATTCTGTTTAGCCGTCAGCATCGACTGCTCTCATCCGGTCGCTTAACCTTTGCGCCCTGGCTGGTGTCTGCTCGTACCATTTTGAGTCAAGCATCTCGTCTGCTGCGGTCTCGTAGTCGAGGTTCTCAATCGCCGCCCACATCTTTTTAAAGTTGTTGACCCCGGTCAGTCCCAGTTGATAGGACATGTGTGACGTAACCAGCACGACCTCTGAAGGCCTGTCGTTGAGTATTGGGTGCGCCTTAATGACATCGTTAATGATTGCGGGGAATCGATGACTTACGATCATCTTTGACTCGTACTCTGACAACCAGGTAAGCCCGTGGCCTATGGTCCCGACACCTAGCGTGTCTTCGTAGACTTCAGACCTGAAGC